AGTATACACCTTCGTAACCATCAGAACCATTTGCAGGTGATTCTGGTGTAATGGTCAATGCCCCTGCCTCAACTTCAAAAGTGGGTGAATCTGTAGGTGTTACGGGAGCATCAATAGTAAACTCAAGCTCTGTAGCTTGACCTTCTAAATTTATACCATACGGTACAATATTAGCGGTATATGACTCGACAATAGGGTTAGTGATGAGTAAAGGTGATTGTGGAACTCTCTGAGTTGTTTGTACCAGTAATTCACCTACATATATTTCAACGGCATACCATAATACGCGAGAATCATCTAATTCATCCCATTGTAAATAGAATTCGCCATTTTCAATATTTAACTCAAACCCTGTGACATTAGGTATCGTTAACGTGATAGGTGGTTTAGCAAACGCAATAGGTGTAGGTACAACATTTGGGTCAGGTACATAAAAAGTATCGTCATACGCAATACAGTTTAAAACAGTTTCACCACCATTTTCCGATACTTCACTTACTCGCCAGTAAGCATTAGTTTCTTCCATAATTTCAGATGTGTGTTGAATCACATCACCTGTTTCAAATAACCAACCAATAGCACCCACAGGTATTTCTAGTGTTCTAGGTTGTCTTGATATTCTAGCGTCAACCATTGTCCAATATAGTGCTTGGTCAACTTCAGATACATAATCTAAAGACGAACTACTAAAATTAGCGATACCTCCATCTTCAGCTAACCAAGCTGCATGTATGGCTGTACCATACTCAGGAAAGGTTGTTTCCACATCCACTTCAACTAGATCACCGAATTGAAGATATAAGTTATCGTCGAATCCGCCATCTGTTTGACTACCGAATCCACCACCAACTTGCGAACCTTCACTCTCATCTTGAACTAACTGTTTAATAGTATAAGTCAGGCTATTTAATCGTTCTGTAAAATCACCAGACTCATATTGCGTTTCACCTTCTAAATCATCCTCATTAAAAGTCCATACAGATGAACTTTTAGTTTCAACCCTCACATTAAATTCACCATAATAATCAGATGTATATAATCGTGTTCCCTGCATCCATACGTTCATGTTATCAACGATGGGTTTACCAGTATCAATTTGTACATCTATCAAAATGGAGTTAATACCATCATTACCTATTGAGTCAGGTATCTGATCGAAGTGGTTTGCCAACTCGATAATATTAGAATTGGTAATAGGTATATTACGTTTACCTGCTCCATACTCTACCGAGCGTAAATAATCGGCATATTGTAATGCTGGGTTCCTTGAGAATACAGTTGTTGGTGTTTGATATGGGCCAACGTATGCACCCAATCTTGGGTCATATACTTTAGCACCTCTGACGGGCATTGTTATCTTAGGTGGACTGTTTAACCAATCATCTCGGTTCCTATTCTTGACAAATAAAAGTGTTAAGCCTTCACCCCTCATCCCTGTTAATCTGTTTTTCTCGGCAACATCCATGTGTTCAAACCAGAAACCTAGATCACCGTTATCGTTTTCTTCCAGTAGTGAAGATATACTTGCATCGGCAGGCGTCCTAACCCTACACGACCATCCGCCAACATCACGCGCAGTGTTTGTTACCACGGTTATGTCAGAGCTATCATCATCTAATCTTATATTATTTACATCAACATAATCACATTCACCAATACTTATTACATAAATAAAGGTAGTGAAATAATGTCTATAAAATGTTTTTGACTTACGATGCTTGAGCATTAATATAGGAACCAACTCGGCATTCTTAGCACCGTATATTTTAGGTAGCGCAGGTGGTTTTACTTCTTGGTCAATTGTACCGTTAAAATTTGCGGTATATTTATCTTTTTGCTCACCAGTAAATACAGTTGGACTATGACGCATTATTCTATCATTGGGGTATCTTTGCTGATGGCTAGAATCAATAGCATACCAACCATTATCTGCCGATAATGCGCCCAACACTGAGTCGATAACCAGTGTCACAATTCTATCTTCATCACCACCACTGAATGAATGGCTTAACCCCCATGCAGTACGCACAGGTATAAGAAAACCTTCAAGAACAGAACCATCTTGAATAACACATCTATTTATAGATGTTGGCTTGTTTACATACTTTTCTGTTTTTATAGCTTGAATAATTGTAGGATCAGTAACAGAAAATGACAACTCTAACTTATCCGATCCAGTAGAAGCTTTGCGACTAATACCATCAATTTCAACAATATTATGATTAGGAGTATAAGTTTTATTATCAAGGTTTATTGAGGTGTGGTAATCAGTGTAATAAATTACACTATCCGATCCAGTACCATACACGTCACCCAAATTAATTGTAATAAGGTTAGCGTAAATAAAGTTACCAGATGTTAAAGCGTCTTTTACTGCCTGTGGTGCATTGATCATAGTTGTTCAACTGCCTTTAATACTAGTTGCATATCTTGATTGTCTGACGCTTCCATTGACACCTCAATTACACCGTCAGATTGTAAATACCATCCTACATTGTTTGCAATAATGGTGGTGGCGTTAGTTAAAGCCAACCTAATCCGAGATGTTAACTTTACATTCTGTGTGCCAGATTGTAAAAGAGTATCTTCTGCAACTTCATAGACTTTAGTGTCATTTGGCATCTGTATATAATCACCCGCTAACAATTGCCAAGGAACAGTACCTGTAGATGCCAAGGATATGATGTCTCTATTTGCAGACTGCGATCCAACAACTTTAATACCAGATGTAGGTACTGTACCTTGAGAATAACTTAAACGTGGATGCACATAAAACAAAGTATCATCAACAGCCCTCGATAATTTAGCCTTAATACCCCTACCTTCGGTCATCGCCATATCATTGGTAACTAACTCGAATTCATAACGATGTATCCCTGTGTTGCGTTTAGAGCGTTTTAAACCCACACTATCGGACACATACATTAATCTGTTTTCGGTTATTGAACATTCAGCCCAAGGGAAGCCTGCATTGTTGGATATATTAAGCAAAACGTTTACCTCTATTTTTACTACCTCTCGTAACCGAATCATACACCATTGTGTCTAATACTTTATTAGGTTTTTTAAGGGATCTTGCTACGGCTCTGGCAATTGCTTCTGGAGATACATTACCACTTGATGTAATGTTAAACGTATTGTTACCACCACCACTCATAATTTTAGCAGTATCTTCACGACCAGTAACCCTAGTGCCACCAGACTTACCTTTGACCAACATTCCATCAACCAATTCATCACCGTACTCAGATACAATACCTATTTGATTCTGAGGTATTACACCACCTCTATCAAACGCACCAGCGAATCCTACAGCGGCTGCTGTCTGTGCAGTACCAAAAGCGGTAAACGCTGCCGCAGCAGCAGGGGCCAACACTGGGCCAACAATAGGTATAGCGGCAGTAGACGCAGCCGCATTTAGCGCACCAAGTGCAGTTTCAGCCGCACCCCTACCACCCACATTCAACACATAGACAGCTTTGATAGCCGCCATTTCAACTGTTTTTGCAGCTAACGTGGCTTCAACCTTAGTGGCTTCAGCCGCCACATGCACACCTGCTTCTTTTGCTTTTAAAGTTGTATCTACTTCAGAGAATAATAAACGTTGTATACCCATTTGCACTAAGGCAGATATACCTGCTGCGGCAACTGACTTAAATGTATTTTTAAATGCATCGCCCAAATTATCGGCATTTACTATCGCATTACCTATACCGCTTGACAGGTTCTCTATCGTGCCTTCCAGCATATCAGCAGATATTTTTTCAAAGTCCATTGACGCAGTTTTAATGCCTTCAAGATATTGTTCCCACGCAGTACCAGATATTGCAAGTCTGTCACTTTCGTAATTTCTTTCTAATGCTTCAAGTTCAATTTTGTGGCCTTTCAACAATCCCTTTTCTTGTTCATATTGTGACCGCAACTGATCTAACTTACCTGAGTCAGTAAGTGATGCTCGTAAACTTAATAATTTTCTTTCAGCAGCGAGTGCTTCATTTTGTACACGTTTTGCTTCGGCTTCTGCTTTGGATTTTTCACTTAACGCTTTAGTTGCGTCTTGAATACCTTCGACTCTTTCAGCCTCAGTAACTAGAGCTAAAGCATTAGCTCTAGCAGTGTCAATTACCGATTTTTCAGCGCCTTGCTCTATAAGTTGAGCTATTTTCTTGTTTGTATTATATCTTATTAATTGACTGTTAGATTGACCAATTTGTCTGGCTTGGTCAGCTAATTCATTGGTTAACTCCTTATTACTATCCTTCCATTTTGATACAACGTCTGTACCTATACCTATTGACGAATTAAGTATTATGATCTTATCTTGTGCTTTTTTAATAACATCTTCTTGCACTTGTAATTCTGAATTTAAGTCTTGTAGTGCAACTTTCATCGTCCCCAAACCTTTTTCTAGATTTTTACGAACAGGGTCTTCTTTTTTATAGTTAGCTATTGTTTTTTCACTGAATGCTATATGTGTTTTTTTGGATTTTATTAATTCTTCTGTTTCTGTTTTTTCTTTTTCAGTATCCTTAACTAATTTTTCTTGCACCCTTGACAACGTTCCAGCCATTTCTTTTGTGAGTTTTATTGTCTTAGCTAATTCACCTAAACTTTCTCGTAACTTCTTAACTGCTTTATCACCTTCAAACAATGACGGTAATAACAATGACCCCATCATACCCACAAAAGCAATACCTGCCCCAATTAATGCGCCTTTAGGTCCAAAACCAGCGGCCAATTGTGAACCCTGCTGTGAGAAGATGGTCATTACATTGGTACCCATCTGCATTTGTACCGCGACATCTTGCATTTGGTAACCGAAGTTCTGCATTTGACCACGAATTCCACGGAATGACTTTTGTACGGTAGACCCTGCCGCTCGCTGCAATTGGTAGGCTTTAACTAACTGTAATGTACGTTTCTTTTGAGTTAAGGTAGCAGTTGAACCAAGACGATATAAAG